GGCTCAGGCGTAAGCCGCGCAGCTAAGACGCTCCAGGCTGTTGTCGGCGTCACACAAGACGGCGTGATCGGCCCTGCAACGATCCAAGCTACCAAGACCTACGTCGCAATGGCGGTAACAAACAAACGGCTGGCGTTTATGCAGTCGCTGTCGATCTGGTCTACGTTTGGCAAAGGATGGTCTGCGCGTATCGCTGACGTTAAAGCGCAGATTAAAGCGCTATGCGGATAATCTTACTTTGCCTTTTACTGTCTGGCTGCGCGCCGGCTAAATATATTTTTCATTGTACAGTCACTCAACCAAGGAACTGTAACTGATGCTTAAGAATTGGAAAACCTCTATCCCAGGAATCATCACGCTCGTTGGTGTCCTTTTCAACGCGTGGCAAACCAAGACGCTTGACTGGCCTTCGCTTCAAGCTGCGTTGATTGCTATCGGCCTTATCGGCGCTAAAGATTTTAACGTCACGGGCGCATGACAACTGCTATCTTAATTGGCTTATTTTTAACGGTGCTCTATGGCGGCGTTAAAATGTTAATCGCTGATGCTTATGATCGAGGCCGGCGCGAGGAAGTCGTGCGTCGCATGGATCTTGCGGCTAAGTTAAAAGAAAGACAGACTAATGTCGTTATGGCCCCTAAAACCGTTGACGATACTATTTCTGATCTCAACAACGGCGCTTTCTAGCTGCCAGACAGTCAGGGAAGGAACTTGTCCTCCCCTGGCTCAGTATTCAGTCGCTCAACAGCGCGCTGTTGCCGCTGAACTGCGGCGGCTCCGTGGAACCGAAACGGCTCAGTTTATCATCGATTACGGCAAGCTCCGCGCGGCGTGTAGACTTTAGCGGTTCGATCTTAGCTGGCTTCAGCTCAGTCCGCTTCTTATATCCGATGTTCGCGCCGGTATCAGCTTTCTGTGCTATGTAGTCCGCAGCAAACTGCGCTGCAAACGCTTCATAGTTCATGGCGTCTACGCGGCTATCAAGATGCGTAGGGTCATTAAACGCCCGCGCATTCTTAACGCAAACCATAATAATCGCCACCTCAAACGGATGGATGTCGCGCCCCAATCGCAACGATGCCAAGTCTGCTATAAGTTGGAAATTATTTTCGATACCGCCATACGTCTCACCGCGCTCGGCGATGATATCAGCGGCCTGTCTTAGAAGATCGGTAGGTGTATGCATCTTTCAACAATTCCTCTCTTTCGCGCAACACTCGCAGAATGTTGTAGCGTTGATGCAAGCGGGTCATAATAAAAGCGCGCCGCCCATTCGCGCGTTCATCCTGAAGCAGATCATAAATCTCCTTTTCGGATAAATCGGGTAATTTCTCATTCAGTTCATGCCAGTGCATAATTCCTCCAACGCCAGTTCCGACATGGAGCGCTTGTCTCTCAGCGCTGTTTGGATCTTTTCATCGATGGTGTTAGCACAAATAATATTGTAACACCAGACATCTTTTGTTTGTCCGCTGCGATGCAAGCGCCCGATGGTTTGCTCATACAGCTCCAGCGACCAAGGCAGCGACAGAAAAATAATCTTGTTGCCACCGAACTGTAGGTTCAGTCCATGACCGGCGGATTTAGGATGAATCGCTAATATCTCCAGTTCACCTTTGTTCCACTTGTCAACTACATTTGCGTCATCCATAGTAGAGAGTTGTGGATAACGTCTTTTAAGTTCTGCTAACTCTTCTTTGTAGTTGTAAACGATGATCGTGTTCGCTCGTTGATTCTCTTCGAGTATTTCATCCAACAGATCAAACTTATGGGATCCGATCCATTCCGGCTTATCCAGTCCGTAAATGAAGCCGCCGGCAAGTTGCTGAAGCTTTTGCGTAACAACCGCCGCCGTTGGAGCGCTGATGGTCTGATCAAGTTCAAGGACAAACTCCCTCTTCATAGCGTTGTAGTGCGTCATGTCCATCGTGCAGCGCATGTCAACGACATGCAACTCCGGCAATTTGTCCTTATACTCGCCGGCCTCAAGCACATATGTCGCCGGCTTGATCGTCGCCATCACGCTGGGTAAAGCGTTAGGTAGAGGCACCCATTGCTGATATTCGCGGTTTAAACAGTAAAAATACTGTTGCAGGAACGCGCCTTTGCTGCGGCCTAGCAGTTTCTGATCAACGACCTTGCATTGACCGAACACGTCTTCTAGGCCGTTAGACGTAAACGAACCTGTCAAGCCCCAACGAATGTGGAAGTTGTCAAGTATTTTTAGTAGATGCTTGAACCTTTTTCCACTGGGATTCTTGAGCCGCGTTAATTCATCGAAGACAACGGCGTCAAAGCCGGCGGGATCTATGGACGGGATGTTGTCATAGTTGGTTACGACCACATCCGCTTCGCTTTCAAACGCTTCTCGGCGCTGCGCTGGCGTGCCAACAGCAACGGCGATGGGCATCTCAGGAGCCCACTTCGGCCCTTCTACAGGCCACACGTCGGTGCACACGCGCTTGGGCGCGAGCACTAGCCAGCGCTGCACAAAGCCCTTCTCAAGCATATCGCGCATAGCTGTCAGTGTTATTGCTGTTTTCCCTGCGCCTACTGGCGCAAGGATCATGGCGCGGTTTTTACAGAATAAAAAATCCGCTGCTTCATCCTGATATGGTCGTAATTTCATTTTTCTGGCGTCGTAAGCAAAAATTTCATAAGTGCTTTTGTTGCAATTCCAGTAATAAGGTGCACGCGAAACATTGACATAGCTTTTTCGTCATCAAGAATGTTTAAATACACTCCGTCTGCCTCTCCGCAACTTTCTGCAATTATTGTTCGTAGCTTTGACTCAAATTTTTCTAGCTCTTTAATTCTCTTTCTAGCGCCCATCGGTCTACTTGCTCCCTATTCCACAAACACGCGTAATGCTGATTCATACGCTTCATGTCTTGTGCAAACACTTTCTGAAGCGCCGACAACTTGCCGCCGCTCGTTTTCAATTCGATGAACCATGTCTCGCCATTAGGCAGACAGACAATCCTATCTGACACCCCACGATGCGATAGCGAATTGAATTTATAGGCTTCACCGTCCATAGCGCGGACGGTTTTAACCAAATATTGCTCGATTTCTGATTCGTTCATAAAAAAGTTATTGCATAAACAAAAAAAGTTGTCTAGTGTGATTCGCATAAGGGAGACATTAAATGGCACATTCTACTATCGTCGGGGGTTCTTCAGCAAAGCGCGTTATTAATTGCCCTGGCAGTGTTGCATTAGTTACCAAAGTTCCGCCCAAGCCGTCGTCATCATACGCTGAAGAAGGCACGTTCCTGCATGAATGCATGGAGCGTATACTTAACGGCGAATCAATTGATACGTTTACCGACGCGACTGAGGAACAGCTCAATGAGAAATTACGGCCTGCATTCGCGGCGCTCGATGAGATCGATCCAGACGGAAAGCTTGAGTTCCAGACCGAAGTTCACGTCGCGTTTCCTGAACCATTGCAGGAAGTATTTGGATCTTGCGACGTTGTGGGGCGTCGCGGTGATACTGCTATTATTCTTGATTGGAAATTCGGCAGCGGCGTCTGGGTTGACGCAGAAGAAAACGATCAGCTCATGTTCTACGCAGCCGCAGCTATGCACACAGAGAACTGCCGCTGGGCCTTTGAAGGGGTCAGCAAAATCGAGTGCATCATCGTCCAGCCCCCTCACGTCAAGGTCTGGCAAACAACCCCTGGACGCATCAAAAACTTTGAGCGTGAACTGGTGCGTGCTATTCATTCTGCCATGCGTGAAGACGCCCCTCTAAAGAAGGGTGATCATTGTCGCTGGTGCGCTGCTAAAGCTATCTGTCCTTTGATGAATGGCGAAGCTAACCGCGCCGTAAAGACGCAACTTGATAACCTGCCGGATCTTTCAGATGCTCTTAAACTTGCTGATTTACTTGAGCCGTGGATTAAGGATGTGCGAGACCTTGCTCTTCGCACTATGGAAGAAGGAAAACAAATCACAGATTTTAAACTGGTCTCAAAACGAGCAACACGCCAATGGGTTGATGCTGAAGGAGCGCGAGAAGCTCTTGAGCAAATGGGACTGGATATGTCGGAATTGATGGAGACGAAGCTCTTATCGGTAGCGCAAGCGGAAAAGGTGTTAAAAAAGCACAAGCTCGCTTTACCGAAAGATCATGTTGTGTCCATCTCATCGGGCAACACAATCGCGCCAAGGACTGATCCAAGGCCGGCTGTGTCGCAACTCGGCCAGGATCTTCTGGCTTTTAGC